TAACGGGCCAGAACCAGTGCGTGGTTGTCCCACGCGAAACCCTGGATCCTACAGACATCTGCGTAAATTTCATCACAATACATCGCCTCCCAATCCTCTGGATGGAGGGGCTCCGGGCTCTCTTCACGATCGGGGTCCGAGTCGGAGTCGTTGTGACCCGATCGCCTGAACAGAGCGTCGCGTGAGTACTCGTCACCGAGACCCATTGTTTACTTGTTTGTTTAGGGTTCCTAAGCCTTAAGCCCGCTTACCGAAACCGAAGCCACCTCCTTGACGGGCTGAGCCGCGATGATGGCCAGAAGGGCACCATCGGTCCGGGCCGCATCCTGCTCAAAGTAAGTCATAAGACCCACGCGGATAACATCCTTGGTGATGCCGCCCTTGGTCTTCTTCGTCTTGAGGTTCACCTTGACCTTATCCTTGACCTTCACGGTGTCAATATCGTTCTGAGCCATATGGGTCGTCACAAACGCCTTGAGCTCCTTCTCACGTTTATTGAGAACAGCGAGATCCTTGCGAGCCGCTGCGAGCTGCGTCTTGAGGCCGATCCATTCGTTCATCACCTGAGCGAAATCCATTACTTCTTTTTAACATCTTATTTGCATTCAGTGAACGCGCTTTACTGGTACTCCGGGCTGATCTCGAAGCGCGGGCGCATCGTGTCGGGCGGGATCGTGCTGAGGTTGAAGATGCTGACCGGCGCACGGGGGTTCGGCTCGCTGCGGAACTGCTGGTTGGCGTTGCGCAGGACGCCGCCGATCGTCTCCGGGTAGCCAATCTGGCTGCGCGGGTCCAGGTAGTTCTGGCCCTGAAGGATCTGATCCGGGGCGAACTTGCCGAAATCCTCCGTCACCGCCACCTCGCGGGGAATCAGGCCTGCGGCCGACACGTCATACGAGGCGGAGCTGCCGTCCACTGGGGCGGCGTTCAGCGTCATGCCCGGGCGGGCCAGGCCGTCACCCTGGACGCCGTTGGTCGCCTGAGCGAAGAAGCTCATCTTGGGCGCGAACAGCACGAACGCCAGGATCGCCAGAAGGACCAGTGCCACGATAGTCTTGCGGTTCAGCATTTATTAATAGGTACCGATAATTTTTTCAGTCAATGTAGTCGGCCGGGTCGTCCTCTGCCGCCTCCTCCTCGGCCTCGTCCTCGAACATGTACTGGGTGGGGAAGGACCGAGCCTTGGGGGCCGAGCGGACACGCGCCTGAATCACCCGCCACACGGCACCAAAGGACTTTTTCAGGAACCACAGACCGGCCAGCTCGACCAGGAGATCGCACTGCGCGCCCTCGCCAACCTTCTCGAGCTCGATAGCCTCCTTCTGGCTGTCGAACGCCTTGGTCACCACGGCACCCTTGACCTTGGCCAGGCTGGTGCTGAGAGTGCCGTCCGTCAGACTCGACTGGAACGCGCCCTGGATGGTCTCGTCCTTGAGGTCCGCACCGAACCACGCCATCTTGTCCGCCTTGGCCCGCGAAACAATCTGCTCATCAAGTGCGGAGATTTTCTCGTGGAGGGACTCTGGGACGTCGATGGTCGGGTTCGCGACGCCCAGGCCCTCCTGGACCTTGACGTTGTTCAGCTGAATCATACCACCAGAGATCTTGAGGAAGCGGCGTCCGTCCGGCAGCTTCACTGGCGCACCAAACTCCATCTGTATTAATTGAAAATTTTAAAACAAAGAGTGCTTGGGCGCACTGACTAATTTCTCGTCAAATATCAATGTGCGACACGCGGTGCATGTGTTTGCCCAGTCTGACGGGGACGTTCTGCGGCTGGATAGACAAACAGGACGGTGTGGTCCACCCGTGCGCCCCTGGGTGCTGCAACCCAGCCTGTTCCGAATCTCCCCCTTCAATGATTGGAGAATATAAACAAACGCGGGGCGTGGCCCTTCCGCCTGGTTTCGGCCTCGAGTTGAAGACGAGCGACATGGAGACGTGGCGCCACTGGGAGGCCCCTTTCGAAACCGTGGCAAGAACCCCAGAACCCCCTTATCAAAGGAGGTTCTTCTTCATGTTGCTTCTGGTGGCCCTGATGGTTTTCATGGCGCTACTCCTGGTTTAAAGACTCGGGCCCAGTACATAGTAGAAGATGTCTGCCCCTGCCACCATCGAGTCTATCGCTGCTGATGTCCAGGCTATCCAGAAGGACCTGAAGTCCCTGCGCAAGATGGTCCGCAAGGTCCTGGGTGACATTGAGGACCCGACTGGCGAGAAGAAGGCGGCCCGTGCCCAGAATAACGGCTTCAACAAGCCCCAGCAGGTGACTGAGGCCCTGCACAAGTTCCTGAACCTGCCGGCCGGTGAGCTGATCTCCCGCTCGGCCGTGACCAAGGCGGTGAACGCGTACGTGACCGAGAAGGCTCTGAAGGCGGGCCAGAACATCAGCCTGGACGAGACCCTGAAGGCTCTGCTGAACGTGCCCGAGGGCACCCAGGTGACGTTCCTGAACATCCAGAAGTACCTGAACCAGCACTACATCAAGGCGGAGAAGCCGGTCGTGGAGAAGGCCGAGACGGAGAAGAAGCCGGCGGCGGCGCGTCCCAAGGTGGCCAAGGCGGCGAAGTAGACAAGTGGCGAAGCCACTCGGATCCCAAGCCTGCGCGACTCCGTCACGCCCCCTTGAGGCTTAAAACTAGTGTAATAATATACAGTATGGAGGAGCCGATCCCAGGTCCTCCCAGAAGCGTCCTTGACGCGCTTCTGGGAACCAAGATCAAAGATCAAAAACTTTACACACGCGCATTCACCCATAAATCCGCGCTCAAGCGCTTTGAGAACCTCGGGTCCTCTTATGAGACGCTCGAATTTATGGGTGATTCCGTTTTGGGGTTTGTCGTGACCAAATTCCTATTCGACAAGCACGAAAAGGAGCAAGAGGGGTTCCTGACCAAGGCCCGTACGAAGATGGTCCGGGGCACGACGCTCGCCACCATCGCCAAGACGCTCGAATTTGACAAATGGATCATCATGGACGAAAAGGGGATGCGTAACGGGTGGAACACCAACCCCAAGATCCTCGAGGACGTCTTCGAGGCTTTCATAGGGGCCGTGTACCTCGACCTCGGTATGGTCCACGCCAAGCGCTTCATCCTCGAGTCGTTTGAAAAGGTCGAGACGAATCTCACAGACGACAATTACAAGGATCAGCTCATGCGATGGTGCCAGGCGGAAAAGCTCCCCCTTCCCGACTATAGGGTCGACGCCCACCGGGACGGCACCTTCATGGTGACGGTCATCGTGGATGGTCAGGATTTGGGTTGTGGGTTCGCCAGTACCAAGAAGCAGGCTGAACAGAACGCAGCACAACTACTACTTAAGACTGATAAGCGTTTCAAAACCAATGGATCCCAAAGTGGTCGAATTACTGGGGCGAACGTATGCGGACCAGCGCAGCCCCGAGTGGCTGGCGCTCCGCGAGACAATGCTGACGGCCAGTGACGTGGCGAGCGCGCTCGGTCACAACCGCTACGAGAGACCCGATGATCTCCTCCGTAAAAAGGTGCTCAAGACGGTCTGGGCGGGCAACGCCGCTACGGCCCACGGGACCCTCTTGGAACCAGTGGCCCGCGACCTTTATGACGCGCGCTTCGGCAAAAAGTCCCACGAGATTGGCCTCGTGCAGCACCCCAAGTACCCGTTCCTTGGGGGGTCGGCTGATGGCGTCACGGAGGATGGGATCCTACTCGAGATCAAGTGCCCCTTGACGCGCAAGATCGAGGACAAGGTGCCCAAGCACTACCTGCCCCAGATTCAGCTCTTGCTCGAAATTCTCGACTTTGAAAATTGCGACTTTGTGCAGTACCGGCCCGCCTGCAAGGCTTACGTGCCGACCAAGGGGCCCTGGACCGAGCAGGGTCTCCCGCCGGTCCACGCGGAGGTCGATCAGCCCGAGATTTTCATGGTGACGCGGGTCACGCGCGACCGCGAGTGGTTTGCAAAGCACCTGGAAACCATGCAAAAGTTTTGGGATGGGGTCCTACGGGCACGAGAAAACGGGTTGTGTGAAGTACAGTGGGACGTGGCGGCCGTTCCAAAATGTCAAGTAGTACTAGATGGAGCGCAAGTCATGCCCGAGTCCTGCCGGGTGGAAGTGTCCGCATCGGCCTAAGTTTCTGACGTGCAAGGAGTGCACGGGGAATTTCTGTGCGAAGTGTATTCAGCTCGAGACGCATTACTGCCCCGGGCTGGATAAACGTGCTCTGACTGAAAAGGAAAATTTAGCAAAAAAACTCGTCAAGGTGGTGGCTCCGCGCGTCACCGCCATCTAGCGGCCCATACGCGAGTAAATGAGGCCGACCGACGCGAGGATAATCAAGATGACCCACAGGTCCCACGTCTTGGCACGGGGCTCCTGGAACGCGTACTCTGCACGCGAGCCACGAGACAAATCCGGACGGTTCCACGTCACGACACCATTGTCGTACTCGTACTTGCGCGCCGGGAAGCCGTTAAAGGGGGCGGCCGCATGACCGGGCATCTCTTTAAGATACATGGGGCCCGAGCGCATCAGGTGGACCGGGTTGAAGTCCTTGAGCGCGGGGTTGGGGTCGGTGTACACGGTCGGACGCTCGTCAATTTCGACAGAGTACGTGCCGTCGCTCTTCCACTTGGAGCCGTCCGACGGTACGCCAAACGTCCCGGACCACGTGTACGGGTTAATTTTGTTGATGGCCAGGTCATCGTTGGCCATCCATGCCGTCGCCATTAACATACGCCGACATTTTTCTCTTTGTACACCTTGTGCTGGACCTTTTCCCTGTGGACCGACCACATCTCGTCGAGGTCCACGTTGAGCATTGATGCGAGCTGGAATAAATAACTGAACACGTCGCCCATCTCCGTCACCACGTCCGTCCCCTTGTCCTTCTTGAGCCCCGACTTGCGATAGGCCCGGTGATACTGGCGAATCGCTGACGCGAGCTCACCCACCTCCTCCGTGAAGAGCAGCCAGACTGTACTCACGGGCGCCTTGTCCCACCCCTTGTGCTTGCACATAACCATAGTCTCATCGCGAAACTGGTTCATCTTATACTAGGAGCTCACGACCTGTTTAAGCGGTTCAGCATATGTCTGTAACGCCAGACGAGCAGGACACCCGTGGCGAGGATCACAGCCTCAATACCCGTCTTCCAGTTTTCGATGGACTCGGCGTTGGCACCGCGCTTGCGTAGAGTGCCCGCCACCACTGTATTGCTGAACAGACGCACAAGCCGATCGATGGCGAAGAATATGAAAAAACCGATGAGGATGTCATCGAGGGGTCTCATTTATTAAGACCTTAGAACTTTATAGAGCTGCGCGGAGGAGGTTCACTACGTGAACCGTGCTCAGGACCCAATCTTGAAGTTGTACGGGAGCTTCATGCCGTAGGTGCTCGTGTTGCGCGGGGGCGCGAGCGGCACGGGGTTGCTCGCAATGTCACGCAGGTAGACCATGTGCTGGAGGACGCCCGTCGTGATGGTCGCCGTGGCCTCGCGGACGACCACGGCGTTCATCCGGTCAATCTGGCCCCGCACGTCCGTGAAGGGGTCCACGGCCATATTCACGTAGACGCGCTTCATCAGGGCCTGGAGATCCGCGTCATTCTGCGTGTCGATGGCGTACCCCGTGCGGGCCTTGATCTCAGCCTGCATAGAACGCTGCAAAAGTCCACGGTTGAATTCAGAAAAGAAGGCGTCGGTCAGAGGGCTGGGCTGCAGCTTCGTCGCCATGTGTCTACTAGGGACCTGGATAAAAAAATAAGACGCGTAAACTTCAATGAAGGTCATCAAGAGGAACGGTGATGAGGTGCCCATGCTATTCGACAAGGTGACGGCCCGTCTCCGTAAGCTGTGCGAGGCCGGCCCCCACGGGCCCAAGCTCGACGTGCAGCCGGACCGGGTCGCCCAGAAGGTCTTTTCGAACATGTATGACGGAATCAACACAAGCGCCGTGGACTCTTTGAGCGCCGACGTGGCGATCGACCTGATGACCGAAAACCCCGACTACGAAACGCTCGCGACCCGTGTGGCCGTCAGCGACATGCACAAGACCAGCCCCCTCTGCTTTTCGACCTGTGCCCTCGCTCTACACGCCAAGGGCTACGTGAGTGATCAGTTCATAAAGTGCGTGCTCCTCGACTTGGACGCCGAGATTGACCACTCGCGCGACTACACTTTTGGCTACTTTGGCCTCCGGACCCTACAGAAGGGTTACCTGTTTCCGGGCGAGACGCCCCAGTACATGCTCATGCGCGTGGCGCTCGGCATCCACGGCGACGACTACCCGCGCGTCCGCGAAACCTACCGCCTCATGTCCCAAAAGTTCTTCACGCACGCAACGCCCACCCTATTCAACGCCGGCACCCCCAACCCCCAGATGTCCAGCTGTTTCCTGGTGGCCATGAAGGAGGATAGCGTCGAGGGCATCTTCGAGACGCTCAAGGAGTGCGCCCACATCTCCAAGTGGTCGGGCGGCATCGGCGTCCACTGCTCGAACATCCGGGCCAACGGCTCTGAAATCAAGGGCACCAAGGGCAAGTCTGACGGCATCATCCCCATGCTCCGCGTCTTCAACAACACGGCCCGCTACATCAACCAGGGCGGCGGGAAGCGCAAGGGGTCCTTCGCCTTCTACCTCGAGCCCTGGCACGCCGACGTCCTCGAGTTCCTGGACCTGCGCCTGAACCAGGGAGACGAGGAGGCCAGGTGCCGCGACCTCTTCACGGCCCTCTGGATCCCGGACCTCTTCATGCAGAAGGTTGAGGCTGACGAGGACTGGCACCTCATGTGCCCGAACGAGTGTCCGGGACTCCCGGACGTCTACGGCGAGGAGTTTAACGAGCTGTACCGGACATATGTGGCACAGGGGCGGTTCAAGCGGGTCGTCAAGGCTCGGACCGTTTGGGACTCGATCCTGCGGTCCCAAATCGAGACCGGGACGCCCTACATGTGCTACAAGGACAGCGTCAACGCCAAGTCGAACCAGAAGAATATCGGCGTCGTCAAGTCGAGCAACCTGTGCACGGAGATTGTCGAGGTCTCGGGACCTGACGAGACGGCCGTGTGCAATCTGGCGTCCATTTGTCTGCCATCGTTTTTGAGGCCCGCACCCGACGGGTTCCACCCCTTCATCTTTGATTTGGATAAACTCCAAGACGTGACCCGTGTCGTGACCCGTAATCTGAACCGCGTCATTGACAAGAACTACTACCCGACCGAGGCGGCCCGCAAGTCGAACATGCGTCACCGGCCCATCGCCATCGGCGTGCAGGGCCTGGCGGACGTCTTCATGATGATGGGCTACTCGTTCGACGAGCCCAAGGCCCGAGAGCTGAACAAGCTGATCTTCAAGAACATCTATTTTGCGGCCCTTCAGGAGTCGTGTGAGTTGGCGGTGAGCGAGGGAACCTACGAGACGTTCCGCGACTCGCCAGCTGACAAGGGCCTACTGCAGTTTGACCTATGGGGTGAGACTGACCCCATTTTCGAAAAAGTGAAACATGATATTCACCTATGGGGTCTACGCAACTCCCTGCTCGTCGCGCCCATGCCCACCGCAAGCACCGCCCAGATCATGGGCAACAACGAGGCGTTCGAGCCGTACACGACCAACATCTACCTGCGCCGCACCCTCGCCGGTGAGTTTGTGATGATCAATAAGCACCTGGTTCGTGACCTGCAAAAGTTGGGCCTCTGGTCCAAGGAGCTCAAGGACGGCATCATCGCGGCGAACGGGTCAGTCCAGCACATCGAGGGCCTGCCCGCCCAACTGAAGGATGTGTACCGGACGGCTTGGGAGATCCCGCAAAAGTCTCTCATCGACATGGCGGCTGACCGGGGCGTGTACATCGACCAGTCGCAGTCTCTGAATATCTTCATGGAGAATCCGACGATGGCCAAGTTGAGCTCCATGCACATGTACGGGTGGCACAAGGGGCTCAAGACGGGCATGTACTACCTACGGACCCGCGCGAAGGCCCAGCCCATCAAGTTCACACTGGATCCCGAGGCGGTCAAGGCGGCTACCCTCGCGTGCTCACGCGAAAACCCCGAGGCTTGCGTGATGTGCTCCGGTTAACCATAAAATCTCGTGCCATATGAAACTGGTTTGGGCTCGCACTGACCCTTGGTCTGTCTTATATTTTTTTCAATATTAGCCACCTTTGTTAGCGCGACCCTCCAAATTCCCATAACCCTATTGGTTTCGCCACTGTGATTATTAAGCTGCCGCTGCATGTTATTTATTTTAGCCATATTCACACCAGCGCCCTGATTATTCGCATTTCTGGCAGCAGCACGCATGTTGGAAATCTGATACTGACCAAAACGCGGGCGACGTGCATGAAGAGCATTCAAGCTGGCCTTGATCGAGTTCGCCCGCGCCTGTGCTTGTTCCAGCTCGGCGTACAGGGAAGCGAGTTTCTTTTTATTTACGAAAAGACCGCAAAACATTTTATAATACTTGAGAAAATTTTAAAGCAATATAATATGACCCTTAGGGACTCCCTAAGGGCCCGGGTCGCCCGGGCGACGGCCCGTCACGCCCCTACCACCTTGGTCCCCAACGCTCAGCTCACGAGTCCGGCGCGTTGGGAATCTTGGATCAGAAAACTTGTTGAAAATTTTTATAAAAAGTTTTGGTTTTATCACCCGGTCAAGTGCGCGCAGGGGGTCTATGCCCGGCGGCCCGTCAGGTCCGGGTCGGTCGAGACCTACACCTGCCCGGGTGGAACCAAGCAGCAATTCAGACGGTTTTTGAATCCGAACAACTTCTTTAAGTTTGGGTACGGCCGAGGGGGTGAGTTTGCGCAGGGTCTCTTGACGATCCTCAAGCGC